TATACATCAATAATTTTATATTTCGTATACTCAAACCGTGTAGATGAGATGCCCCATTTCCCTCATTACTTAAAGTTATATTGAGGGGTTCAGTTGTTAACTGCTCTGAAGGATACATATCTGGTACTTGCAAACTTGGTCCAGGGAACGAAGAAGTTAAATCATGGTTATGAGAAGCCATCTCAGCGATAGTTAAGACATGCCCTATAACTGACCCTGTGTCAGCGCGGTTACCTGATTGAAATTGTCCTACATTTCCAGTATTAGCCGACATTCTCGTCGCTCCTGCATTTACGCTCTGCCATGAAACCCCTAGCACCCCTTGCAATGGCGGGGCTATATTTGAATGCGCTAAAAATTCACTCCCTACTGGGTATATGAGGTCCACCAAAACTTTTTTGCCGACGTCAGATATGTTGCTGAAATCAGAAAGTATTTTATTAGATACCCCAGAAACTACATATTTATCATCAGCCCCATTTTTATAAACTAAAAAAATCGAATTAAAATCTGAACTAGGAATTGTTACAGAGCTAATTAGAGAATCATTGTAATGAAATGTTGACCCATCAATTGTACGAACTACAGTACTTGTAGTATCAACAGTGAAAAATCTAAAATTAAAATCAGAGGTTAATGTACTAGATGTAGGTAGATTTATAACTGAAGTGTTACTCACTAAAATTAATTTTAAATTATGCGTAGCATCGATAGTAAAAGAGCCTGACAATTCCTCATTTCTTTCTGGATTGCTACACGTACCCCACCCGTCATTATTAGCATTTCTTACATATAGAATTTTAGAAGTTGTGTCGAACCAGTGTTGACCAACATAAGTTGTTGTTGGTGCAGTAGCGCCACTAAAATTAGTCAATAAGGCATCGTCATTACCCTCAATCTTCGGTTGATCTGCAGATAAAGAGTTTGTGGGTGCAGTTGTTGGACTATTATAATTCTGTGACATTTTATGACATCCTTTTGTATATTAGCACTTTAATGTTAGTTATCTGCAGAGGGTGTATATGGGGTGAAGAGCTTCCTGTCATTTCTACATTAGCTGAACCCGATGATCTAATTGCTTTTCTATCAGAATTTAACTGAAAAGGTGAAATTTGAGGGGACCCCCCACCACCGGTGGTGGGGATAGAAAAAGAGTGCGAATGTGCTGGAAGCTCATTAACCGTTAATGCATGTCCTTCAGTATCTCCTGTATCTAGTCTTTCACCATTTACGATCGTCCCTGTATCGCTTGTAGTAGCACTATAAGTTGTGTAGCCCTCTGCTATAACAGTCCAAGAAACGCCTAGCACCCCTTGTAAAGGAGGGGTTACGTTTTCTAAGAACCCTTTTTCAGTCCCGACGGGATAAGTCAAATCTAAAGCTACTTTCTTCCCTGCGTTATCTAAAGTAGTTAAATCTTTGTCTAGACCCCCTAATGATCCTGCCAGTAAGAATCTACCGTTTGTTTTACCAATCTTAAAATATGAGTTAACGGTACTAGGAGGAATAGTTATACTAGCGTGAGAAGTATTATTACGGTAAAAATTTTCTCCTGAATGCGCATGAAGTCTAAACCCTAGATTATCCAGCAGACATAAAGTTAATTGATAGTTATTTGATACCGAGCTAAATTGGGGCAATGTAATGACCGGGTTGTTAGTAACAGATACAAAAGAGCTCTCAAAAGTTGAATCTAATGTTGTGTTAACGGATATATTTTTTTGTTTTTCCGGATTACTACAAATACCCCACCCACTATTATTAGCTTTTCTTACATATAAAATTTTAGAAGTTGTATCGAACCAATGTTGCCCTGGGATTGGAGAACTAGGGGCACTTGGTCCGCTAAAATTTGTCAATAAGGCATCATCATTATCTTCAATTCTCGGTTGATCTGCTGCGGGAGTTGTAGTTGGTGAAGTAGTCGGACTATTATAATTCTGAGACATTTTATGATACTCTTTTGTATATTAATGATAAATGACGACTTATATTTAAATTATGTGAGTGTGGTGCATTCTCTCCAGTCTGAGAAGTTTCTTTATTGTATGCCCCAGCATATAACTGTGTGTTTTGACTCGAATATCCGAATGGCTTGGGCGAGGTAAATTTTTTAAGTACTGTTGTATGTGTGTGAGATGGCATCTCATTAACTGTTAATGCATGATTCTCGGTGCGGGTGTTCAATTTCTGACTTCCTGAAGTAGATCCGACGTTAGAAGTAGTCGCGGTTATGATTATATACTCAGTGCTTATTACTTGCCAAGAAACTCCTTGCGAACCCTGAAAAGGTGGAGTTATGTTTGCGTTCAGCGTTAATACCGACCCAACAGGGTGAATCAAATCAAAAATAAACTTTGATGCTTCATCAGATATATTTGATAGTGAGTTAGTAACTCCGGTTAGTGATCCCCCGAGAAAAAAAGTACCATCTGAGCCACGTTTTGTAATTGTAAATAGACTATTAGACGAATTTGGGGGCAATTTTAAGGTTGTATATTCATCTCCATTGTAGAAAAATCTTTCGTTAGATGCACTATTTATAGTAATCTCCGAATTGTCGTAAATAAAAATATCGAATTCAAAATCGGTATTAACGCTTGATGATTGAGGTAAGTTAAACACATTTGCCGAATGCCCTGCATATGCCCTCATGATTGTTTTATCGAATTTTTGATTTACACTAAAAGGACCATGTATCGGGGCTATTTCGGGATTACTGCACGTGCCCCACCCATCATTATTTACGTTCCTTACATATAGAATTTTAGAAGTTGTGTCAAACCAGTGTTGACCCGCATACGTGGGTGTTGGTGCAGTAGCCCCGCTGAAATTTGTCAATAAGGCATCATCATTATCAGCTATTTTTGGTTGATCTGCTGCGGGAGTTGATGCTTGTAACGTTGTGGGTTTTATATAATTCTGTGACATAATTTACCCCGCACTTGATATGTACCATGTAGATTGATCACTTATTAATGTATAGTATTGATATTGCGTGCTTAGAACTAATGAAGCATTTCCCTCAATCGTTTCAGCGCCGTTTGGTAACAATGTTACATCTAAACTGGCGCCCGATATTTTTTTAATTGTTATGCTATATCCTTTCGCTAAGCTGGCAGCAGACGGCAAGTCAATTTGAGCAGCAGAGGTATTATTAACAAGAAGAAGATTAAAATTATTATCGGGGACAACAGTATAGTTTGCAGTTACAGTATTAACATTGTGCAGCGGTCTTAAGTTACTTGATTGAACATAGTATTTGCTATTATGATAAACAAGAAACACAGAATCATTTTTCTCACGTAAAACTAAAGAGGTAGCTCCGTCAATATTTGCGTGTGCTATCGTTACCGTGTTTGCTGAGTCATCCACTTTTTTGATACAAACATTATACCCGGTGTCAGTAGTATTATTTAATGTGCTAAGAGTTACAGTTATACTACTTGAAGATGAATTAACGAGGATAGTTTGCTCATGATTAGATTCTATCAAAGTTATATTTGATGTAACTTCTAGTACATTATCAGGCGATAAATTATGCAAAATAACTGAATTATTAGAGGAAGGCTCTATATAATACATTAAGTTATTTGAAGTGTTAACCCATGTTAAATAAGGTTTTATGTATGTCGGTGCTGCTGAACCACTCAGGTTTGTAACTAACGCATCTAAAGAGTTATTCATATATTCGAAAATCGTTGGAACTGTTGTTCCCCCTGAATTTCCATCCGACAAATTTATTAAGTTAGCTTGATAATTATTAGACATTTCTAGTATCCTTGAATCAATACGTTAATTTGTACCCCGACGGCTGGCGTACTATTGGGTAATGTAGTAGCTAAAAAAGTAGCTTGAGTTAGACTTTTTGCTACTGTTTTTACAATTAAATTTAAAGCAGCACTAGTCGGATTTCCCACAACCGACAAAACATTAATGTTATGATATTTTTTAGTAAAAGTGTACGTAACAAGACCCCCAGGACCAGTAGTTACAAGCGCTCTTTCTCTCGCGTCTGGGATATCATATTCAATTTTAAATGCATCGATGTACATTAAATATTTCATGACATCTGAACGAAGTGTCAATAAATACTGAAAGTATCTAGCACGATATTGCCCGGGTACAAACTGTTTATAATCTGTAAAAGTTACATTATCGTCAGAATATCGCATGGACAATGAAACTATCCCTGCATCTTCTTTTCCTGGAGCATACCAACCGTTATCTAAATCAGTAGCATACAAAGTATCGAAATCAGGAGCGTACAAATCAACTGGAGTAACTAATTTACCTACATCCGCTTTTATGAATACATCTTCGATTGCTCCGATATCTTTTACATCAGTTTCATAAACACCGATCAATCCTATGATGACTTGGTCTGCCCATTTTTTTGTATACGTCGACCATAAATCAGTTGAATCTTCCCACGCCCCGTAGCTCTGCTCAATAAGTTGGAGTCTATCAGGCGTTGTAGAAGTATCAACAACGAAATTTATTAATTGTGCGCCAGTTGCGTGCGGGAATCCAGTCGCAGCGTAATCGTCAGTTATATATAAATTACTATCTCCGGGGATTGCTATAGTGCTCGCAGCCACAGCACTGGGGACTCCGGCAACTGTAAAAGCTTTTATTAAAAAAGTACCGCCTGTGTTTAGTGTATAAGTATGTGAATTTGTTCCTGTCCTAAAAATTCTAACTGCCTGCTCCCATACTGTGCCAGAACGAACCTCATAATATTCTATAAGCCCATTTTCAGCTAACGGGACGTTATCCCAAGAAAATTGTAGGCTGCTACCCGAACGATGAACTGTGAAATTCTCGACATTCTCAGGTATGACTTGATTCGGATCTATTCGCAAAGTCAAGCTTATAAAAGAAGAATTTCTATTGAGCAAATCCGCGGACCTGACTTTTACTTCATATACCCCACTTTTATCTAAAACTTGAAATTGACTTTCAGTAGTTCTTGTCATTTGAGTAAATTGACCAGAATCTATTCTATACTGATATTCATAATGTGACGCCCCTGACACTTTTTGCCATGAAAAAGTCACTTGGTTAAAAATAGTTTTTCCATCTTTATATAAACTCTGTGCACTTTTTGTTAAGTATGGCGGAGCTTTTAAAGCTGTTAAATTATTTTCGGGAACATCATCAATTGGCGAAGGACTATACAACTCGTTATATTTATTTGGATCATATTTATTCGCCAGAATATCATATTTATTATCATCATTTTCTTTTATACTAATTATTCTATATAATGACCCTTTTTTTGTAGTGTCGCTAACTATAGAAATGGCAAATATTGCATAAGCACTAGAAGTAAATCCTTTATTATCTACTACAGTTATGGTAGATACGTTACCTATAACCGCAGGAGAAATATCAAGCTCTTCAAGATCTCCGGATTGATCAATTATTTTAATTTTATACGCAATCCCAGAAATGAAAGTGACCGATCTATCTAGAACTATAGTAGTATCTTTCATAGATATCAATCTTCCGGCAGCGTGAGTATTCTCCAAAAAATTGTCATGTATCTCAACAACGTCTCCGATAACAACTTGCGCGTGATCAAGCCCAGCAGTATATGAAACACTTTCTGCGTTTAAAGCATCACTCAATAATATATATTTCCCCCGGCGATTAGCCTCAGATCTGCTAGTACATCCAAGTGCATATATCTCTTTTTTAACTTCTCGCCCACTTAATTCTAATAATCTATTATTGTACACTGTCTCAGTAGTCACTTTATTACTATTACTAGAATCGTTATAACTCACAACAACAGTATTAGTTTGCTTATCATACTCACTTGAAGAGTAATCGAAATATCCGTCGATGACATTAGCATTAGTTACAAGCGCGACAGGGTCTGCATCTTTATCTTGAGCAATGGAAATAATACCTGTTGTATAAAATATCATCGAAAAGAAACTAGCTTGCATCTTCAATATTAGTGATAATACTTGCTCACGGTCTGTTATAATAGCATTGAAAGTAAATCTAGGTTCAAGGTTTCCATCAAGTCCTGGGACTTGCTCATCACAGTATACAGCTAAATCATAAAGTTGAAATTTATTGAATTTGGAAGCATCAATGTAATCTCCCGCGCCGTAACGTTTATTAGTTAAGATATCATATAAACACCAAACAGGATTATTCGTATATGCTTGTTTAAACACCCCGTTCCATGCCCCTGTGTAAGTACGTTTTATTGGGTCGTAATTTTCAGGGATATTAATAGTATTTCTACCTTTCACGTGATAAGATCGATCTGGCAACTGAGTACCGAATTGTGCAGCTTCAAAAGTTAAAGCACAACCAGCGCGGTTCGCATAATTAAGGGTATAGTCAATTATAGTTGTGTAGGAATTCACAAAAGTTTTATTCTGAAGCTTCGGGTCAGTTGAATCCCCCGTGATTCTACTTACAACAATGGTTTTGTCACCTGTGAAATCTCTTAAATTAACAATAAATCCTTTCTCGAACGGACTTAAAGCAATCCCAGAAATTGATTGGCTAACTTTTGTTTGCCCGTTAACCGAAATAGTAAAAGCTACAGAAGTACCATTGACATTACCCTTATCATCTGTAGAGCTTAAAAGTGGGGTTTTTATAATAACGTTAACCGATGTTATAGAGCTGTCACTTATTGTGAATGTATAGCTTTGGGTTTTTTTAATTTCTGCATTAACTAAATATGTGACCCCAGATTTCTGGAACATCGGCGGGAATTTTTGGTCAGGTGTACCGTAAAACGGATATACTTGAACCCCTGAAAAATTTAAATTACCATTACTATCTGTTAGAGGTGTGCCATTTAATAAAACTGAATTGTAGCCGTTTACTGGTCCTTCTATCTCACCTTCGCTGACGATATCTACAAACTTTGCATAAGTATCCACAGTCATAACTGTGCCGTTTATTCTTCCGCCTGGGTCATCTCCTCCGCCACCTTTTCCAAGTCCAGTAGTAAATAAAATATTTTGTTTTGGAGAATCATCAGGGGTATAATCTGACACTACAACTTTATGGTCCACATTGCCGTAGGTCTGAGAATTACTCTGTAAATTTTGCGGTATTTGTGTGTGAACTCTTTCTTTACTCATATGTTTTGTCCATCCACTGCTATTATCGCACTTGCAACTAAAGAACCCACTATCATTTCGCCGTAGATCACGGGGATAGCGACACCCTCTTTACTTACATTTCTAGAGCCATCAAATATGTTACTGGTCGCGGCGTCGCCACTTTGGTCGTACTGTTGAGGGCTTATACCATTTAAATTATTTATAATCGTCCCTGCGATTGTTGATACCCCCGCTAAAATCAGCGGATTTCCTGCCGAACCGTAACTATATATATCTAATACTACGCCTACTGCAATCTCTAAACCACCGACTACATATTTGATAGCACTATTATCATTTTTATCCCCCTCCGTTAACGGTATAATATCTAAAACTTTAAATTTAAAACCTTCCGCGGTTATATCTCCGATATCTATTTCATGCCCATCAGCTATAATTTGAAAATCATATTTTCTTAAGATTCTACTAAAGCCCTTGCAATTGGAGTTTAATGCTGTAAATGCTTCTGCTACGGAATCTACTAAATAATTATGTTCTTCCCCATATTTAGAAGCTAGAATTCCATGCAACCTGATTTTAGATAACATCAGAAAATAACCTTTTGTTTTTTGACTATATCACTGTCGATGTATCTTAAACCCCTTTGTATTCTATCTGCATACTTTCCAAAAGCTTCTGAGCAAGATAGCTTACCTTCCAGGTGATGAATTATTTTATTATTCCCAACATAAATAGCCCCATGATTCAAACATTTGCTTCGTCCAAGCTTCATAACTAATATATCCCCGATTTTTAAATCTTGCCTAATATCTATTTCTTCTAATCCAAGACGTGTATACTCACTTAGATATAAACTGTCTTTATGTTCTGTTTCTCCCCACCAGCCGTAATCGCTATAGACATAGTCTAAACTTATATTTAGTTTAGTATAGTAGTAATCTTTAATTAAAGTGAAGCAGTCAAAAACATTATAATAAAAAGGTCTACCGATTAAATTATTGTATATTACTTTATCGCCATAAAATACTAAATCTGAACATAGTTTATTATCTCTCTCAGATAAAAAAACAATGCTCCCGATGCAATCCCAAGACTCACATAATTTAATATCTGCTAATGATACTGCTGGGGTATTTGATTCTATGTGGCTGTGAAAGATTGAATAAATAACTTTAGAATATTTCAACATAATTGAGCTATCTATTTTGAAATGCTTTTCAGGTTCTTCGTGGATATTTTCACATTTAATAAAGTCATAACCGTCTTCAGACGTTATAATTAAGCCACAAGATTCTTTTGGTACTTGCTCTTTAGCATACTCTTGGGCGATCTTTTCTACTTCTTTCAAATTCATAATTTAGTACTTCGGTATTAATGGGAATGCTTGAATCGGAATGTCTGTTGTTGGGTCTACAGCATGAAATCTTTTAGTACAATCGCTTAATCTTTTTCCGCACGCATCGTTATTCGGGCTTGTAGGGTTCCCAAATTCATCAAAATTAAAAGTTTCGTTTGTATACGGGCACGTACCGTAAATAAAAGTCCCTGTTGCTTGATTGAATCTTCTATAAATATGGCTGCATTTTGTTGTAAATTGCCCTCTTGGGACTAAGACATTTTCTAGGTCTAATGGGTTTTTTAATTCCCATTTTATAAAATTCTTATTATGATTTGTTTTTCGATTTAAAATCCAGCCAGCGTTTTTAGTCTTAAATAGTCCTTGTCCCCCCAGTTCTTTGCCGTCTAGATATTTATAAAACACTACATATCTAGTAAGGGTCGCCCCGATGAAGCTATTAAAAGCCGCTAATAAAGTATTAAATGCGGTATTTACATTGCTAACAGTTATTGTTGGTCGGGGCATACTACCGCTGGAATTCATCTCATAGCCTTCACTATCGAGTGGGGTAGCTGTATAAGTATTGCCGTTATATTGAAGTTCACTTCTATCCGTATCCAATTGATTCGTCAAATACAAAATGGTAGTAGGCTTAGGATCTACTGCAATCGTACTCAAATCTATCTCGTATAAAGTGACAAGTGAATCTGTTTGTAGTTGCGCGAAATCTGTATTAGCCATTTCTAGTATCCATACGCTGATTTAAATTTGATGGAGACATTAACCCATATATTCGGGTCTCTAGACGCCGAAAAACTATCTTGTAAAAATCTTACAACTTTAACTGTCTGAGTATTAGGGTCGGTCCAATTGAAAGCAACTGATGGTGTCTGAGTATCTAAGTAAGCCACTAAAGTATTATAGTCAGACAGACTTAATATAGTCCACTTTAAAGTATATGTGGTTTCTTTTGTATTAATGCCATCCGGGCTAAATTGCTCGTAGCCATCCCCAAATTTTGCAGTCAATGTACGGTAGGTATCGCTATAATCAATAGAACTAGGGATTGCAATGTTTGTTGGAAAATCAGCCATTTTACTTCTCCGCGCTTGATTACTAAGTGTAGACTAATATTAGAGAAAAGTAAATTTTATCGGTAAAGAATACCACCAACTCTTTGTTGTTTTTTCAACTCTTGTTGCACTGAAGCTGCGACCATGTTAGAAATTAACTTAGCATTTTGATTTGCTTTTAATTGAGAGTCTTGCTGATCTGAATTACCAGATAAACCCTGGTTATTATTAGTAACGCTAGTATTAACAACTACGTTCATCGCTTGGGGCTGCGTATTAAAAGATGATAAATTCGCAGGTGAATTTGGGGACGGTGCTGCAAAAGATGAAGCTTGAAAAGATGGTGTTGCCGCATTCACTCCACCACTTATACTGCCTGGCGATATACTTCCTCCTGAAGATGCGCTTCCCCCTCCGAAGAAAGATCCCGCTAAGCTACCGAATAAACTTAATGTCGCTTTTTCAATACTAATTCTAATTAGATCACTTATGATTGAATTCGCCATATCTTTGAAAGCTTCAGACGCACTCTTTGAACCCGTTACAATGCTAGCAACGGCGGAGCCGAAGTTACTAGCTATGGAATTCGCTGTACTATCTACAATATCTTTTAAACTATTCCACGATCTTAGATCACCATCAGTGACTTTAAGTTGTGCCATAGTTTTTGAAGATACTTGACCCGTTTTAGTTATCTCTTCCTGAGCTTCTTTAACTAACGCATTATATTTAGATAAATCGGATTGAATATTACCCCCAAAAATAGTATCACCGACGGATACTTGCTGGGAAAAATCAACGCTTCGCATTTGTTTACCGAATTGCTTAGCCTGATTTTCAAAAGATACTTTTTGTTTGGCTTTTGCCACATCTTCGATAGCCTTTGATAATGTTTCCCAACTTTCGATAACTTTCGGGTCTACTGCATTTGATGCACCAGTTTGTAAAGTATCATCTAATAGTTTTTTGGCGTCCGCTGCTTTTTTCCAACTATCAATAACTTTCGGGTCTACAGTATTCGCTTGAATGCCAGTTACTTTCGATAAGTCATTATCGAATCTAACATTATTAAGAGATTTAAAACTATCAATGAACTTATTAACATTTTTTTCCCCGTTCGCCATCCCTGTTTGAAAATCTTTTGCATCCTTAGTGAAGTTATTTGAGAAGGAATCAATGCTGTTAGATAAAAAATTAAAAGAAGCGACTAGACCTTCATTTATTTTTGTCACTTCAGCAGCTTTACCTACAAATTTTTCCATCGAGTTGATAACTTCGGTGAAGCCCATTTTAGACGTTTTTTGCAAAGACTTTTGCATATCATCTAGGGGCTGTGTCGCAGTCTTCACTAAATCAATAAAAGTATTAATATCAACAGAGCCTTTGTTGACAGCTTCTCTTAAAGTCTCTGACCCCCCTGATGCTTGTAAATATGCTTGTCTTAATTTTGTCCCGAGTTGGGGAAAGTCAGTCAGTATACTATTAAATTCTTGTGCTTGTAGTTTTCCTTTTTCAAAAACTTGAGCTAATTGAATTATACCTCCTTGTATCTGTTGAGCTGAAGCACCAGACTGCAAAATAGCTTCACTTAATGCTCTAGTTAAATCAGTAGTTTCTTTTTCGGAAATCCCCAATTCTTCGGTATTAACTTTAATAGCTCTATATATTTCAGCCGTTTCTTTTATCCCAATCCCTAGCTGCTGAGACTGTTTGAATAACTTTTCTTGAGTAGCAGCTAAGTCCTCAGTTGCAACACCAGCGGACTTCAATATATTAGTGTAACTTATCCACGCATCATTAAAGGATACAATTGCCCCTACTGATAAAGCTCCTGTTAAAAGTCCTAGTGATCTAGTTAAAATGTCGGTGGATGTTGCAGCTTTTTTAGAAGAAGTTCCAACTTTATTTATGCTGCTGGCGGTTTTTTCTGCACCGTCTGCTTGAAGCTTTACAAAAACACTGTAACTTGTAGCCATATTATCCGCCTTTCATTTTAAAATTGAATTTACCACCGCTTATGGCTTGACCATATATACCCGCTGGGGCTTGGTTGGATCCACCATTTTCTAGTTTTTCCGCATAATCTAAATTATTTTGAATGTACACAAATTCATTTCTTAAGCTATTAAACTCATTGACTTTTGATGCAGCGTCACCAACTACGGTATCTTTAGATGTTATTGAGTATGTATTTTGACTCCTTTTATCCAAACTAACATTATGGTTTGATCGATAAAGCCCGGTATCAACCGGGCTAATGTCATACATTCTACTTACTAAAGTTACTGTATAATCTTTTATAGCATTATCAAACGATGATTCTAAATTTTTAGTCAGTAAGTCCAATTCTTTCGGAAGTGATTCAAAAGTAACGGTTTTAGTTACCATTGGCTTTACCTTTTTGTTGCTTCGCCATATATTCATTATATACTATTTCAAGCTTTCTAATACACGAGATGTAAAGATTTAATTTATCAAAATCGCTAATTCCATAGAATTCGAAATAATCTTTAATTATACTCCAGCAAATACGCCCATTCATATTAGCCGACGGAAATAAATCATAAAAACTATTAATAATGAAAGTAGAAAATGTTATGTCAACAAATTCTGATTTATCTATGATATTTTCTGAAGATATACCACGCGACTTTAATTGCGTTTTTATCCTTTCATTTCTATTTTCATTTAATATGTTAGTAAATTCTATTGCGACCGCGTCAACTACTTTTTTTCATCGATCACCGAAAAATTATCTTTATCTGAAGCAGCATTGGTTAGTTCATTTATGAAGTCAGGGATTTCTTTTAAAAGATTCAAAGCATTCTCTTTAGTAAAAGGTAATTCCTTGTCATTCTCATCAAGCAAGCCTTCCCATCCAACAAGTATACTGTCTACGATAATACCGCGATGCATATCGTCATTGAAATTTATTTTAGCTAATTCACGTTCATCATCTTTATATTCCATGACTTTATCATTTAAGATTAAAGAATGTCTTGCTGTAGCTTCGATAAATTCTTTATTTGCTCTGCTCGCCGGCTTTAATTTAAAAGTAACTCCATGCACTTTATACTCAAATATATTCTCGTCAGACGAGTTTATAAAAAACTTACTTAAGTTTGTTTTCATTTGTTTTGCTTCTCCGATTTATGATTATGCTTAATATGTGCTTATTTTAGATAGTCCAGTTGTGTAACCTTTGTCTGCATCTTTTAAAGCTTGATATCCATAATCAGCAGTTACATCTTCGTTTACCCCCGCAACATCAGGCGAACCACTCGAAATTTTAATACGAGGGAAATCAAAAATATATCTACGGTTACCGAGCTGCATATCAAGACGTAAAGACGTATCAACGTTAGATGCTAATAAATTAAGAATGTTAACATTTTGGAAATATGTGCCTACTGAACCACTAGCATCGAATTGACCAACGCCAACACCAACATACGGCAAATTGCCGATAGCTGTTTGCCCACGAAGATTGTTTTTAAAGCTACAGTCTATTTTAGTTGCAACGTTCACGCCAGAACTTGTAGTCTTCGTGATATCAACTCCATCGAGTTCTAAGTAATTAATGTTGTTTACTGTATTAAACGGTGTTGAATTGTACGCATCTGCATCAGTAGAACCCGCAACACGCGCATTAGTGAAACTCGCACCTAGCCCCATGAAATTAAAACTACCGGCGCTAACTTCTCGATCATCATTATTCAACTGCATCTCATCGATGCGCATGCCGAGAAAATATTCATAATCTACCGGATTATGATCTTGATACGATCTTTCAAGACTATAACTAAGCTCTAATTCACCGTTTTTCAAAAATCCATCATAGAACAATGCAATATTTTTACTTCCTGCATTCGTGTCAGCTGCCCAACCAGTGGGCACTTTATCTAATGTGAGAACATTAGTAGCAATAGCAGATATTCTTGCATATCCATTATCCGCTGCGGTGTCAAACCCATCATTAGCTACATTTGAAACACTACCTATTTTAATGAATTCTCCAATGTTAAAACCAAGAGTGGTCATGTCAGTCGTCGCGCTTGTAAGCGTATTCGGAGAAGCCGTTGCTTGCAAAACATCTTGAAAAACATAACCACATCTTTGGGCTTTTGTAATATTAGTTGCTGTAATATTTGTGACAGTCTTGCCATTTAATACTGTGAATTCATGGAAAAAATCAGGGCTGCTGAAAGTCCCCCCGGTTATTTGTACAATAGCGCCGCTAAAAGCTTCACCCAAACCATCCAATCTTACCAGGGCGTTCGTTAAAAATGGCGCAGTTGTAACACTAGAATCAAATTTAATCTTCCCTGTTGTAGATGTGACAAATTCTATGTTTGTTATCAGCAGTGTTGCTGATAAGTCGTTGCGCACAATTGTTCTGTTCCAGCGATTAAAAAAAGTTCCTTCAAGTAAATCGTCATAAGAATCAATCGAAAATTCTATATTTACTGAACCGGAAGAACTAGCGCCTGTTAAAAATAAATCAGTTACTTGTCGATCTGGTACAATCTCTTTAGATTTATCAGTTGTATTTTCAAATTTTAAATCTGAAGATCCAGTCTCCCTGAATCGCTTCCAAATCGGACTAGCTGGCGTAATTCCTGCTGTTGCTTCTTCGACATATGAAAGCCCAACTCTGTTAGTATCCGCATTAATTGGCATTTTTACTTCTCCTAAGTTTTTTTAAGTTCTGTATACATCATAATAAAATTGTGTACTTAAGTTTGTCTGGTAATAAACTCCATTTGTGTCTTGACCTTGACTATATCCGTTTATTTCAATTTGTCTTAGCGTTATATAATCTTCTATTTGAACTTGTGACATACTATCAAATAGTCTGTCTAAATACACATTATTGTTAGAAGTAGAATTCCCAGCAACTGTAAAAAGTTGCATAAATATTACTCCTGTCGGGCGAAAATTCACTTGACCAAGCGCGCTTACATCTACATTAGTAATTCTGTTAGATATACGTATCCAATCTCCGGTATAGTTTATCTGATGATCAATATTATCATAAGTTATTGGAGTTAAATTATTCCATGCTGTAGTGAAATGCGACAAAACAGAGTCGTTAACATTAGTAACAGTTTTATTAAACGCCATTACGCCCCAACCTTTATTTTATATAGTAGATTATTTCCGCCAGGTGAAACAATCATCGGCTCATACACTTTAAATCTTCTCAATATTTCATAATTACTTCCGTCAAAAATAAACCCGACAATATCTTCATTATAAGCCAAATTATACGATGATGCTCCATTTATTGTTTGAGCAGCCTGCGTATTGATAGTCACGGTGTTAATGTCGCTTGAAATTCTGCTAAATAGAACAACGGTATTTATTGCATTAGTTTGCTCTAAAGTTAGTACTATATTACCGCTTGAAGAGTCAATTGAATAGATCCCATTTGAATTTATAGTCGTGTCAGTCGATAAAGTGCTACTAGGAATAGCTATACTAGATGTTATTCTAGCATTAAATAAAAATAAAAGGTCATTAGAGTCAACTTTTGATAATTTATCCCCCGCAACTAAAATTTCAAAATCTTCGTTATCAACTCTAGCATCTGTGAAATTTAAAAGTTTATCATCTAAAGTTTTTGTGACACCTTTGACTATATTAGAAGTGTATGACTCTTGAGCACCTAGCCATGGTTTGCCTACATCTTTTAAAACTGTTGATTTAGAAAGAAACGCAACATACTGACCGAATTTACCCATTAGCTTATTAGTTGATGCTAGTATTTTATTCTCAAAATCAGTAGTAGCCATTAAACGTATTACCCCCCAGAAAATCTTTTAGCCAAAAATCACCTAAAGGGTAACTATATACAATCGGTTGTCCCTTCGATGTGTCATATTCAACCTCAGTTTCTACAACATCAGCTTTATTCATCTCCTTTTTGATCGGCGCTTGAGCAGACGGAGTTTGATTAATAGTTAAATCCTGAGATAATGCAATAACAGCATATTCGCATTGAGCATTTTTAACTTTCACGTCAATGCCTGTTAATTCTTTGCCCGCGCTATTATAAATGTAAAGTCTGGGAAATTCAGTATTTTGAGTATCAGTTGCTATTTGACCGACAAATGTAAATGCGGTATCTATATACTGCCAAGCTTTAACTAAAGCAGCTTCTTTATTCGCTGTTGACGCAGCTGACCAAGTCACATTATTTCTAGCGGTGAAATAACTGTCTGCGTAAGCTACATCAATATAGCTATTAGCGTTTGTTATCGTGCCTGAGTCATTTTGAACTATTAATGCCATGTCATACCTTTAAAACCTATTTACCCATAATATTATAGCATCTATCATCACGTCACTACTATAAAATACTTACTGATATATCAGATAATGTTATGCTGTCCGAATGCCCTGCTCCAGCTATTGCTATTTGTATAGTGTCATCGGTTGATACACTAATAGGGCTAACTAAAGTTACAGATAGCACAGAGTTTTTGACCTCTAAAGGCGCATACCCAGAAGAAGTAAAAAGAGGGAATGACCCATTTTTAGCAATAATAAATCGGTAAAATTCAGTATTACCTGTTTTACTCCCGCATATTGTTGCCGTTAATAACCCCGTAAAATCTTCTTTGCCTTTATATGTGAAAATCCCAGAAGCTGCGTTAGTTAACCCCCATTGTTGCGTAACTGAATCTAAAACTATGCCGTCTAGGCTTATAGCACCATAAGTATTATTACCTACGGTACTTAAAGCAGACGAAGCATTCTCACTAGCTAATAACTGTTTTTTAGTGTCAAGTGTCGCGGTATTATCCAGAAATGCCCATTTCATCGATGTGGGTGCACTAACCCCATTTATAAGGGTATTAATCCCATTTATGTTACTGTTACCGCTAGCTGATGCCTTTCCGTTTGCGGTTAGGTTTTCAGAACTAGCACTTGTAGCATCTATAAAATGATCTGTTGTTGCCAAAGATAACTCATTATCTTTAAATGTCATCTTATTAAATACTGGGGTATGTGTGTTTAAATCCAAAAATATCTTATTTCCAGATTTATCAGAAACTATTTCATTGTTAACCACACGAATATAGTCGCAATCCCCAATATTTTCTACCTTAAAGCCATTTACATAGCCCGCAACTTCTGGGTTTCCTAATGTAGGTATTGCCCCAAATGCGCAATTATCTACGTAAAATATTTTACTACTAATATCCCCTAGATCACCACCTTGGAAATATGAAGTGGTTAGAAATATTAAATCTTGATCTTTCATTTCCAATAATTTTACACCACTTTGCCACACTACATTAAGGTTATTAATAACAAATTGCTCATTCAGAATCGTTACGGTCTCCCCACCAACGGCTGCAACAGTATAGGCGACGTCAATGTCAAAGGTCAAATCCCCCAATTTTCTGTCTGTATCTGATCGCTTTTTCACTTCATAATCACCGTTGTATGCTGCATTGCCCGCGATACGAACCAACATTTTCGGGGCGACTCGGTAACTACTTAACGTGACTGTTGTTCCTCCTGAACCATTATCGGAAAATGAGGTAATTCCCCCAGATGATGGGTAGTTTTTAAATACCGTATTTGACCCTATATTAACGTAAGTCTCTGCAACAGCAGTCAAGCAATGTAACTCGGTTTGCCCAAAAGATTGCAGGGTGAAATTAATTGGGTTTTGGTCATCCGCTAAAATAGATTCAGAGAACCTATAATGCACCATAGGGAAACAGCGCCTAGTGTTTGCATCAATATACGTCGTATTAGACAATAAATCAGAAGAACTTTTAATTATTATCTCATCCGCTAAAGAAATAGCGGGTCTTGTAGTAGAGTTTGTTGTCGCTGAAGTCATAACTTAACCTAACTGCTCCACATACGCAAATGACCCATGCCCCATTAAATTTGCAGTACCATTACAAGTTATTAATCTAAATTTAACATCTAACTGGCTAGTGGGGTAGTGGATGCATATAGCGTATGGATTTACACCATTTGAATCAGTGGCGAATGTAGTCGGTACCATAGTTGATCTAGTAGTATCACTTAATTCAACATTTGAGCCATTATGCCATGACCCAATTATGCATCCTTCTGTTGAGTTAGAAAAGGTGTCAAACAAATTACACGCCACTAATTTATAAATGTAATTAGGCTGTAATGTAAAAACCCCAGTTGAACTATTATAACTTATGTTGTCTCCTAACTCTGCTATGGGACTATCATATACAGTATCACTCCCTGCCCCTACTCCAGTAACATCGGTAGTTCTTTTTGCATAAAAGAAAGAATTGCTGAAATTATTTCTTGATATGATTGTCGCCATCCTTTTACCTCTTTAAATAGTAAACCAGTTTGTGCCATCTGAGAATAATCTTAATACTCCATAATTTACGGTGATAGCTACTAATGGAGCGCCATCTATTGTAGCTGACCCTTCAGTATCTATTGTTATATTGCCAGCGCCAGCCCCACCACTTGTGTCTTTTATTGTTACCATATACAGATTATTCCCATCGCCTAGATTTAAAGTTGATGTGGATAAAGTGATCGTTCTTGGGGAAGATGTATCCGTGCAATAATAAAGATTGGCTAATCCCAAATTACCTGTCGAGTCATTTGTACTAAAAGGTATTGAGCTGTAAGCTATGTTTTCATAAGTTATAGCTTCCCCGAACGAAAATATTCTATTATTTGAGGTATCATCAATATATGAAATACCAAACTTTGGTTGCCCAGATTGATTGAAAAATTGAATTAGAGTAGAGCCCCCCGTTATGCCTCCACCGAGATTAATACCCCCATCTATGACCTCGAGATTCCCATCAACTGACAACCCGTAACTATCTGAGACTGAAGCGCCTGTTGTTTTTGAATATGTCGGCCTACCATTTTCATTTGATAATTGAATCCCCCAAAGTACAAAAGCACTAGTAGTAGGGCACATAATATCTAACCAGTCTGAAGCTCCTGCGACTAAATCTATATCATATCGTTTAAGAACAGTGTCAAAAGTTATTGTCCCCGGAGAACCATCACCTAGATCAAAAAATAAAGTTGACCCACTACCGTTTACTACTTTACCCCATACAGCCAAATTATAGCTATTACCATTTACTAAGCCTAACGTATTTTGACGAATACCTAACCATGTAGAAGTCCAGTTTAGTTGGTCAGCAGTTTGTTGACCATTAGGGGCAATCGTATTATTTGGGTTAACTGTTACGTTAGTTTTACTCCAAGCAGCATTATTAAAATCTTCTGACCACTTTAATAAATTGTTAGTTTGACCGAAACCACCAAAAGGTGTGTTTTGCGTGCCTATTTCAGTGATAGGGGCATAAAGGTTTCTAGGGGTATAAAGCGCATCAGTTGGCGAAGTATAAAAAGCGTTATTATTTAGTCGATAAATTTCAACCCTTCTAACATCGTGTGTTGTAGAGCTACCTCCCGTTCTAGCGCCCATCCCAATAAAATCGCCCAATAAATTTCTACCATTCACGTCTTGATAGTCTAATAATTTAACCCCATCCAAACTTATACAAATAAAACTATACGCTATCTCAAATTCTAATCTATGCCATTGATTATCCGCCCATGGTACCCCTGACACAGTAGCTAATTGTACACCATCGAAATGTAATTGAAATTCACCATCGAATTCATCAAAAGCAAAAATATACCCTCCATAAGCCCCGGCCTCGCCGATCGGTACCGATGTGCAGTGAGTAAATAACCATAGTGCATCCGCTCCAGAACTACTACCAATCCTAAATTCAGATACTACTTTGAAATAAATACCTTGATTCTGCTCCCAGTATAATGACCCACTTTGATCATTCAAGTCATCGGTTAATCTCACGTAGTCTTCTGTGGCATTATATGTAGCATTTCCGCTTAAAGTTGCAGCTGCGGTATTTTCCGCGGCAACTGTGGGGTCATTTCTGCCGTCCCAATAAATTTGTCGAGTTGCTAATGAAAGTTCATTAATAGCACTTTGAACGTCAGTTTCATTAATAGGTAAAGTCGGGGTACTAGCTATTTGAGAAGCTGTCATACCTGTTGGGTGTGGGTGTTTATGATCTTCACGTGCAAACTCTAATGATGAACCAACATCCCCCGTACCGTCATTTGATGCGGGCGATATGCCATCTGCAGCTTTTGAATCATACCCTGCCTTAAAAGATGCTGGGGTAACAGCTCGGGAAGCATCTGTACCAGCTATAGCCTCGGCATCTGTAGCTAACTCAACTTTACCCGCCACTGAGTCACTAGATTGATTAATATTAAGTGTACCATCATTTGATAAAGTACCATCCCCTGAAACGGTAACAGTTGCTGGGTTAGCGGAGGCATCACCGATAACTATTTCCCCATTGGGAATAGAAGTTTTTACAATTCTACCGCTACCATTTGTTCCACTCAGTAGGTGATTAGTCTGATTAGTCAAAGTTATATCAGCATGCGTAGGACTAGCGGATGTAGCTAAATTCTGATCAATAGTAGAATCTTCAGTAATAGTTAATGTTTTTGAAGTAGTGCTACCACCTGATAATGTATACCCAGTTGCATTATTAACTTTTTCTACAATTGCTAAAACTTCGGAGGGGGATAAAGTCCCTGCAATTTGTTGCCATGCATTTAAGTTGCCGTTGAAGATAGCGATATCCCCAATGTGCCAATCGGATATACCGTCTAAATTAGTAGCCCCGGCAACATTTACTGCGTACCAATACCCATTTGTGCCTACACCACTAGCTAAAGCGGGGGTGTTAGTGTCTGCATTCCATGTGCCTTGGTACCCGTCAGAGAAGCTGCCAATTGGAGAAGTGCCGTCAATAATCTTAATAGGCATTAAATGTCCCCCTTGAATGAATAAAAAACGCGTAACTTTATAGACGGGTCATCGCCGATTGCGCTCATCCTCTGACCTGAATTAGGCACTGAAATAATGCTTCCAGCTGGAAAAGGTATATCAGTCGCAACAGCAGCATCTCTAGATTTTGCGATAGTTAAATAGCACATTTTACCAGAATTACCCTCGATGTATACCATGACCTCTCCAGGTTGAGTGCCATCAAGTTGTATTGATGTGGCGGATGTCCCGACAGAAAAGGGGCTACCTGTAACCTGGTTATCACCGTCATAAAAAGAGTTATCCATCCCTTTCGCATTCTTATCTTGAGATGTCTGTACGAAAAATTTAGCCATGCTTAAATTCCCCTACTTCTTGTCATTTTTTTTGCCATCTTTTTTAGGGTCAGGCTTTGGGTCAGGCTTTGGCTTTTTTTTATGCAAAAGCCAGCCGTCATGCTCCATGTCAAATTTTGTATAAGAATCAACCAAGCAGTAATCATCATTTTTATAAAGCTTCTCCATGATGATTCTCCTTACGCTACTTGCTGTACAATTCTTACGCCTAAGCGACCATCAAGCATTTTGAAACCTACAAGTGAAGACATTGAAAGTACGGTTGATTTGAAATCTCCATCATAGTAAATGTTAGTATTAATACCATATCCGTTAGAGTTGATAGATGCTGAATCAACACCAGCACCTTGAATAATTGGGGCAATACTCGCGAAACCGATACAATCCGCAACTCCAAAGAACCCAACAGTCTTGTAAGTAACCGCAGTACCGCCAGATACACCATAGTTTGATACCGCAGCATTGTCAGCAACAGCAGAACGTAAAGGCTCTTTAATTGATATAGTTACTGCATTTGCTACCGCAGTTGCATCAGCTGCAACAACAACATTGCCATATCCTGCAATTGTTAAAGTATCTCCAGCTTTGAAAGTTCCTGTTGCTTGGTCTGTACCGTCCATAATAATTGAAGTTGCGCCCACTGCTAAAGCACCATTCACTACAGCTGTACCGATCGTGCCTGACGTGTGAATTGATTGTGGGAAGTACTGAGACATATAAATATCAAAGTTAGAAATTTTACCGACAACACCTTGACGTAATCCGTCAGAGTTACCCGATTCATTAACTTTATTAACTAAGTTAGCCATGTTTTCGTATAATTCAGGAGTCACAATACCAAATCTGCCGAGCATCGGGGCTTTATTAACGTTTAATTGACGTGCAATTGCGTTAAAAGCGCTCAGATTATTAGGTAAACTCGAGCTTAAAGCAGAAGGGTAAACGCCTGGGACGTTATCAACTTCAGCTAATAAGTCGCTCTCTAATTGCTCTGCCATACCGATTGCAACCGGGCTTACAACTCGTGAAACATTGCTGTTCATGAACTGCATAGCACGTTGAGGTGAAATTAGTTCAGATGGGTCGATATCAAGCGTTAATTCTTGAGAATCAATCGGCACTGTTGAATCTAATTCTTTTTGAATGTTGAAAGGGATAGTTGATTCAACTATATTTTGTTTAGTTACCGCTGCGCCTGAAGCACGAGAAACAGGAGTTACTGTTTGACGGCGATTAACTCTAACTTGATCACCGGTTCTTGGATTTTTACCGAAATTCTGTTCGATGTCATTGTTAAATAGTCTACCAGCTTCGATATTACCTTCTAAGATTTCTAATGATTTAGCTGCGACTAGATCTGATACGGAAAATGTATTAGCCATTTTTATGCTCCATTGTGTTATACAAAAATTAAAAAAATCTTTACTTTTCATACTGTCACAAACAGATCACATAAAAGTTAAATTATCATGCCACTAGCTTTTTAAAATAACTAAATGCAATGAGCTACAAGCCCTACGATATATTTAATAAGATACTAGTACGGATATTGAAAAAATGCAAGTTTTCACATTATTTATTTGATTTTAGCATTGAAAACCATTCTTTCGCACTTTGATTAGCTTTCATCAAATCTTGACTGCCATAGCTCCCAGTTCCAGCGCCATAAGTGCTAGGTTTTTCCCAATGTTTATACGTTCTACGTTGCTCATTGATATAATCTTCAATAGAGAATTTATCACCTTGTTTATTGAATCGAGTATTACCGTTCTCATCAATGAAAATTGGGTTATTGTGCTCATCGAATCTACAATCATTCATAACATGTAGTGCAATATCAAAATGCGCAGTTTCTTGAAGATTAAGTTTTTCACATGTACTTTTAACAACTGAATTAATATTCATGCTTCTAACTCTATGTTGCAAAGAATCATAATCACTTCTAAGTTTTTCTTTTTCTTCATTAAAAGCTTGCATCTTAGCTTCATATTGCGCTTTCTGCTGCTCAATAGAATTCTTCATCAACTCATCAAATTTACCCTGTGATAGTAATTCTTTCTGAGTATCGTCTTGCGCTTTCTTTTGAAGCTCCAGAAGTTTTTGAATTCCTTCTGCCCCTCCAATCTGATTCAATTGTTGCTCAATCTCAAAAGCTTTAGTTTGTGCTTTCTTTTTCTCACTCAACAGTTGTTCGTTATTACGGCGTAAAGCCTGCAATTCTTTTTCCCAATCTGTTGATTCATTTTGTGGGTTTTCACTATTATCGATATCACTCATTATTGCTTCTCCTTTTAGTTAACCGAACTGCTTATAATATCATATTTTCTGTACAATTCATTTAAAGTTAATAAATCACCATTTCTTGTGTAGAAATCAGACACCGTTAGTTTATTTTCTCCTAATAGTTCTGTTCGTTTTTCACCCAAGACAGCTATTTGCGTTTGCTCGTTTTGCTTTTTCAACCATTGCATATAGTCACTTTCTCGCGGAACGCCTCCGAGATTTGCTTTAGAAACACCAGTCATTCTTTTAAAATACACCGCAATATGTGACCTGCATCGTGGATGCAACGGCGGATGAGGTAAGTCTTCGTATTTACCTTCTTTACCGCTAAGCGTCTGACATATAACCGATGTCCTAGAGTCAAGCACCGCAACAAATTGCCCGTACATAACAAGACCAGAGGTGTTTAATATGTTAAAATTATCTATGACTGCGGATTGTGCAGCTATGATTGAACTATTAACAACTGAATTGAGTTGATTAACACTTGTGTTTAAAACGCCATCTTGATATTTATTCTGTTGCGTACCCGTTATTGAATTAACTATCTCTGTATTAGTTTGATTCTGACTTAGTCCATAGCGTAATGTCTGCGTAATTCTTTTTATGTCAGCGTTAGACGCTATGTCAAAGTTATCTGTGAAAAGATTTCCGACGATCATCATAGCTAAGAAATAATTATAAACACTGGCATTTGTAGGAATTTCAGGCTTATAGTAATCACCATAAATTATATCTTGCTGGGTTTCTTTTTCTTCTTTTATGAAATCTTTTATAAGTGACAATGTTTGCTTCTGTATACTATCATATTGAGATTTACGTAATCTAGTTATATCTTTTTCTAATCTATTAAGTGCACTTAAATTTTTCTGTAATAAGAAATTAAAATTGTCTCCTGTTGAGTACTCAGCAAGAAACGATAATATTAAAGCCCTAAGTTCTTTTATGATGTATATGCCAATTAATGTATCTGACAAAACATTTGCGTTCGTGCCTGCAAAGTCAACTACGTTACTTTGATGTGATAAAGATTTATCGAATATTTGCTGATTTATCGTAGTCATTACAACTCATTTTTTTCTTGTGCTATTCTTTGTAACTCTTCGTCATAGCTGTATTTAGTTATACCTAAATCTTTAGCTCTATCATGCAAGCTTTGTTTTGATACAATTTCATTAATTGTAAGTCCGGATGCTTTCATAAGATCATCAACATCTTGAATCTTAGAGCTAAACTCATCGAAACCTGAAAACGTGACATCTTTATAAGATGGATTACCTATGATAAAGGATAAATCTTGTAAAACTTTTGTGTATTGCTGTGATAGTTGATAAATAATTGATTTAAGTCCAATTTCAGCCATTAATCTTCTTTGAATTAATGACTCTCCAGACTCTTTCGCACCACCAACATCTAATAATTTGCCCGCATATGCTTGAGCCAATGCGATATCGTGATCAACTTTTTGTTTTACAAACTCAGCACCTGTTTGCATCTCTATAAGTTTTGCATCGGCATCGCTTTTAGAAGTTGTAGTTGATACAAAGTTATTGGCGCCAAAGTTGACATTTTCTAGTTCTCTTTGATTAAACCCCATGAACAACAACATAGGGTCACCTTTAGTCGCAACTAATTTGTTCCAGATTGCCACGTTTCTATAAATATGTAAGCACAAATGAGCAACTGGAGACAACGGGGAATTGCGTATTTCATCATTCAAATTATACGTGGTCAATAAATAGAAAGGCACAAAACTAAGGGAATTGCCCTTATACCTCGGCTGTCTAGCTGTAATCAGATTATAATCTTTATCTCGTAATTCTTGTGTGTATACCCCATCAATCAAACGTAACATTAAATAGTTATACTCATCATCATAAGTCAACGTATCTTCATTAAATGTTTCATATCTCTGACAAATAACCGCAAAATCTACATTCCCTTTTTGGTCTATATGCCAGTCGATTATATCTTCAGTTTTATAACTTAAAAGTTTTACTCCAAGTTTGCTATCATCAATCTCTATTAAAGCGCCAACTCGACCCATCGACAGTATTTCTCGCAATGACTTAAAATAAAAGTCATTAATCATGGCGCTTGAGTCTTCTAAAGTTTCCTCGGGCGTAATAACATTTTCCCCCGATGCTGCCAGCCCTAACATTGCATTCAAAGCTTGAGTTGTCAGTTCAGGGAAATCCGTCATTTTTAAAAACCGATCGTAATAATTATCGCAATTATCCCCTGTTTTTTTTAAATTATTAGGGAATTTAAGATACTCAGTGCCACGACTTTTAATTTTCGTATTTCCGCGCAATGCGTCACGCAAAAATCTCCATTCGTATTGAAAAATTTGATAGTCGTTGTTGCTTCTTTGTTCGAATGACATTTATAATCCCCAGGCTCTATAGCCTACTTTAACAATGTTTTCGTTGTGTAATCGCCCAAATGTTAAATATCTAAAACTATCTATTATATGATCAATGCCTGACGATTTGTCTGGCTCTCCTTTTTGATCATACGTCTGCTGTTCTAGTGCACTGATTAGTTTTTTACATTTCTTTGATAGTATAATCTTATTCTCATTAAATGCAATGTTGCACGAATTTATAGTATCTCTAACTCTTGGATTCCCAGAGTTATTATATACAACATCATAAAAACCAGCATTTTGAAGTATTCCGATATCTGAAGTGCTGCTTGATGAGTGACGATTTCTCCCACTCGCGTCAGGGTAAATAGTAGCCATAGAAAGATTTCTAACTTTACGATGTATCTCTTTAACTAAATCTTCCGTGTCATAAGCGTCGACAATCTCATCAATTACAATTAATCTCCTTTGATCATCTTCTATTGCTATTACTGCTGCCATATGCTGTATATTGAAATCACATCCTATATACACTTTGTGGTGCATCTCGATATTATAAATCACATCAATTACATGTTTATTTCTGTCGAATTGCTTATAAACTGACCCACGCTCTAAATTTACAAACTCAGCATGAAAATATGCCCTTTTTAATTCTTCTGGTAAATGATCGTTTTTAGCAACAAAATCTTCGACATCAATAAAAGGATTGGACCACACGTCTGCTTTTATAAGTTTCCTACGCGGGTGATTCTCCCCAATTACAGCAGGGTCAAAGTGTTTGTACGCGAACTTAAACCCTTCAGGCGTTCCCGTAAGATTAACCCTGCACATATTGAAGAAGTATTGGCGATCGCTATCAGCAACACGCAATCTACCAAATAGTTGATTAAATGCAGCTGTCATGACCGATTCTCGAATTCTATCGAACTCATCAATATGAATGCTTGCGCAGTTAGATGCCATGATTTTAGATGCATCAGTTAAGCTGAGAAATCTTATTGCGCCGTAGCCAGGGATTGTTAAAACTTTGGGCTTACCAATAAAAGTGCAATTAACGTCTATTTCAAGACCGTAGAGAGGAAGAATTTCAAAAAGTGTAGGATAGGCAGCCGTCTCTAACAATTCGTGTGACGGCTCGTAAAACATCACTTGATACTTTGGGAACGGTACACGTAAACGATTCTGTATAGCTTTGTGTAAGTTTGTTACCGTTTTACCGCTACCGAAACTGCCAACAAACGCAGTAATCTCATGCGTAGAACTTATGAACTCTAATTGTTTTTCACTGAAATTGATTTCAAGATTCTGAGGTATCGTCATCTTTCACATATAACTTATTGATAATTTCATATTTCGGAATACTATCGCCTGACATTTCAATCTTATCTGTTTTATCCCAGACATCGGGTTGAACTCTTTCTAGATACGCGATAGCATGCATTGACGATACTAAAGCTTTCTCCTCAGCCTGCTGTGCTATTCTAGATTTAACATACTCTACCGTGTCTTTGAATTCGTTGTCAGGGAAATTTAAAAGTGTCTTTAAAGAAAAACCCAAATGATAAGCAAGTCCGTTAAGAGTCATCACTTTTTTACACTCTTCATGGCTACTTATATAAGCGTCAACAGCTTCTTTAAAACTTTCTACGCTGTCAAAATTGACATTTCTATAGTTTTTCACATGTTATATCCTTTGATCACATAGCATAAAGTATAACACATGATTTTTTATTTATCGATTTTTCCGCATTGTCAACACCTCATTTCGTTAATTTTTAGTTGTCCCCCTGATTAGTTGAGATTGACCCTTTTGTGTTTTTATCGTAGTTGCATATACAATTTAAAGGACTTTTTCAGAATAAGTAAAAAGTGTCGATTTACCGGGATTTTGACGATTTTCAGTGAATTCTCTCTCAGAGGCTTCTGTATATATAATTTATACGATTTTCGCGATTCCTGAAACCCGCATAAAATAAGGGCTTGAGGGGTGCTGTATATAGAAATATAAAATATAAATTTTTTCACTTCTTCCTATAAAAAAACGTATTTTTTAAAAATAAATGGTGGTGACTTTTTCTTATATTCTTATATTTTTATATTTATTTATATCTAGAATAATATATATATTAATAATAAGTAAATAAGTAATAAAATAATAAAATAATAATAATAATTACTACGATTTTAAAATACGAAAAAATATCAAAAGAAAAATGAAATATACGATAACTGTCTACAGAGTTTTCTATGCAATTTTTTACGATTTATAGAATATATAAAAAACTATATAGATTTTACACAAAATTTTGAAGAACTATTTTAATAAAAAAATTTATATACAAGCTTGAAAAGATTAAAAAAGGGGATTATTCTATTAATCAACGACGCGGAATCCACGATTCTACGCCTCGTAAATAAGTGAGTAAGTGAGTATAAAAACATCGGAGAAACTGAAATGCAGCAGAGCTATACTATATCTTTCGGCAAGAACATAACTTCAAACATCGTCAAAAATGAAGACATTCAAAAAGAGGGTTTACTCTCTTATTTCAAGAACCCAAGGAAACTAAGCAACACTACTCTAAAAGAATACAGCGACTGTTCTAAAGCAGACAGAGTCGCTATTAAGAAGACACTGCGATTTTGGTCGGGGTCACATTATAGTATTGATGACGATGGCATAAGTAGAAGACGCAAGGACCACATAAAATCTCGAAACTTAATGACTCTAGATTTAGACCACGGCAACGAAGGCACTTTAAATCACTTGAGAGAAGCTTTAACAAATACAGCTAAGGTAAATTACATTTTACATTCAAGTATCAGTCACGACCCTGAAAACGGCGTTTATAAGTATCGTTTAATAATACCTTGTTCATCTGACATTTCTAATGAGAGTAAATATCAACAAAGTGTCGAAGAAATCACAAATATGATCGGAAAGGATTTATTTGATCTTGCTGCATCATGTGACATTAGTCGTGCGATGTTCGAGCCTGCAACATTGGTAAATCAAGATTATGTTCTGGATTACAACTTAGAATTGAATGATTATAAGCCGTCTTCTAAAACAAAAAAAGAAAAACAATTTAAAAGGACACTGCCATCTTCGCTTACAGGCATAGAAGGGGTGTTTAATAGCGTTTATAAGTGCCCTGACGTGCTTTATAAGCATGCACTAGGGGATTATGCCCCCAGCGACGAAAAAGACCCTCTAAACGCCAAAAAAAGATGGACCTACCGCGGCGCCTCAACAATAGAAGGTATTCGTTTTGAAGACAACGGAGAATTGCTACACAGTGAGCATGAGTCCGACCCATTATTTTTCAATAAAGTCAGGAGTGACAAGAAGCAGTGGTCAGCTTTCGAATTATATGCTTATTTTGTACACAACGGTAGCATTGTCAATGCAGAGAAAGAAGCTTCAAAAGACTCTCTTGTTTTGTCTAAGCTTTCTCAAGAGTTTGAAAACATTGATAGTTATGTTCAAGAGAATCAAAAAAAGGGAATGCTTTTAAATGTATTGACACGTGATGACTTAACGAAGCATATATGCAATCAGAATTTCCACGAAGTGTTATCTTTCATTTTAGAGAGCGGCTTTATTGTAGCAAAAGGGAACAAAGTAGAGCTTGTTTTCCCAATTCAAGAGGTTGAAGTTTATAAAGAATTTGATAGCCATAAAGAAACTTATGTAACAAGAAAACACACGAAACTAGATTTTTTTAATTTAGCAATCGGCGCCCCAGTTTCATCATTCTTTGGATTTTGTGGCACAATTATAGATCCTCAGAACCCTAAGAAGAAGATTTCTCCGACTGAGTATTTAGTCAAGTACAGTAAGAATTTAAAAAGGTATGATGGGTACACTTTCCAACCTTTTAATCCCTATTCAAACGATATCATTGAAACTGGATCAAAGATAAACATGTTCAATGGATATGCCACACAACCTAATTTTAACTACACTAGCGAAGAGAACAAGCTTTCCCTTGATATAGTACTTGATTATATTTTTAAAGTCGTGTGCAGCTCAGATAAGGGCGCAAATGAGTGGGTATTGGATTGGATAGCGGATATTGTTCAGAATCCTGCTGTAAAACCTGGGACAGCATTAGTTTTATACTCATTAGATCGCGGAGTCGGCAAATCCACACTTTTTGTTTTATTGAAAGCTATATTGGGCGTACTTGCGCAATCCTTACCACACGACATGTTGCAAAGAAGGTTCAACCACAACTTAGCATATTGTTTGTTGGGTTTTCTTGATGACATATCGTTTCAAGTAAAGAAAGAATCTGCACAAATGCGGAATTTAATCACTGCTGAGTATAAATATATCGAACAAAAAGGCAAAGATGGGTTCGAAGTAAGGGATTGTACTCGATACTTAATAACTTCTAATCATAAGCACATTGTAGATGTTGATGCAACTGTTGAAGAGCGTCGCTACACGATGCTTGAGTTAAAAGATCCATTTCCGTTGAAGAATTCTAAAGACAACGGCGATGCTGAGTATAATGAGAAGCAAAGAGAGGCAAAGAAAGCTTATTTTAATACGCTGTATTCAACAATTAATAGCAGCGCTGACATTTTGTTGGGGTACTTTTTAAAGAGGAAGGTTAAATCTAACTTGCGTATAATGTACTCAACAACTTTATATGAAGATGTGAGCAACGGCGGACTTAAAGCCATTGATGTTATGCTTCAAGAGCTAAAGTTTTTGAGCTATAAAGAGTTGAAGGCTAAATTTGAAGGTGAAGACGACTTTACAGAAACTGATACGGTTGTTGCAAGAACTCAAGGCACAGTCAGAATAAAAAAATTAAACTTTCGTAATTATTTCAAGGAAAATTTTGATCATCAAATTACTGGTCACAAATTGAATCATATGTTGAGGGATTCGAGCATCGTTAATCAGAATTCAATAGACTTTACAAATAGAGTACCAGGCAGATATTGCCATCATCGTTATATAGATGGTCTTGCTGATGTGATTGCGATTCCAGAAGAATTTTTTAATAATCTTTAAATTCATTTATTAAACATAGCTAAATAATTTTCTACAGAAATATTTAATCTATGACAAAAGCAATATCCGACGATTGCGTGAATGTCTAACTTAGATATCTCTTCTTTTGCGCGTCTATTAACAGCTTGATTTGTTTGACCGATTGCTTCAGCGTAATCACACTGTTTAATTCCTAATGATTTCAATACTTCATTTAGTGTCTGCATTTAACTATTCCTTTGTTTATTTATAAGTGTATTTTAGGATAGTATAATACTTGCTGCAACGAAATAAAACAATAGTTAATAAAAAATCTAAATAAATTAAGAAAAAGTTCATTTTTATATTGACGTGCTAAAGAATTAAAACTATACTGACTACATAACGTAAGAGAAACGAATAAAGGAATTAAGAAAATGAACAAATTAGAAGTACAGCGAAGAGTATTACAATACGGTAAACCATTGGACTTAGATAAATTTAAGTGGGATGAGGATACAAAGACTTTTTCAACAAGTGAGAATAATTTAGTATTAGATTTTAGGGGTATCTATAATGTTACATTTAATACTGGTAGTTTCTGCACCTTCAAAACTGGTGGTTACTGCATCTTCAAAACTGGTTTTGATTGCACATTCAAAACTGGGGATTACTGTACTTTCGATACAGGTAGTTACTGTACCTTTGATACAGGTAGTTACTGTATTTTCAAAACTGTGGATTACTGTACCTTCAATACTAGGTGTGGTTGCACATTCGAAACTGGTAGTTGCTGCGCTTTCAATATTGGGGATTACTGTACTTTCAATACTGGGGATTACTGTACTTTCAATACTGAGAGTGATTGCACATTCAAAACTGGTGGGAATTCTGTAGTGATAAGAAGAGATGTATACGAAGTGATAGAGCTTAAAGAGGGTCAGACTATTAGGTTAAACAATACTGAGTTAAAAGGTTATAAGGTTATAGAAGACACTAAAAAGCCAGTTACTTTAGAACTTACAGCTGATCAGTTATCCAAAATTAATGAACTTTTGAAAGAGGATAAATAAAATGAATAAATTAGATGTACAAAAAAGGGTATCACAACACGGTAAGCCACTAGCCTTAGATAAATTTAAGTGGGATGAGAATACAAAGACTTTTTCAACAAGTGAGAATAATTTAGTCTTAGATTTTGATGATATTGACAATGTTAACTTTATAGCTGGCACTCGTTGCACTTTTATAACTGGCACTGGTTGCACTTTTATAACTGGTATTCGCTGCACATTCAAAACTGGGGATTACTGTACTTTCGATACAGGTAGTTACTGTACCTTTGATACAGGTAGTTACTGTATTTTCGATACAGGTAGTTACTGTACCTTTGATACAGGTAGTTACTGTATTTTCAAAACTGTGGATTACTGTACCTTCAATACTAGGTGTGGTTGCACATTCGAAACTGGTAGTTGCTGCACTTTCAGAACTGGGAGTAACTGCGCATTCAAAGCTGGGAGTTTATGCGTATTCTATACTGGTAGTTTCTGCACTTTCAATACTGGAAAAGACTCTGTAGTGATAAGAAGAGATATATACGAAGTGATAGAGCTTAAAGAGGGTCAGACTATTAAGTTAAATTGTAGTTTGGTAAAAGGTTATAAGGTTATAGGAGAAACTAAAAAGACAGTTACTTTAGAAATTACAGATGATCAATTAGTTAAGGTTAAAGAACTTTTGAAAAAGGATAAATAAAATGACATCATACGAGTATTTAATCGAATCGTTGGTACGAAGTGATTTAGATATAGTGAACACAAACGGCATTGATCTTCAGTTTGTCGAACAACAAACAGAAGAAATATTTTCGCACGCCGTTAAACAGAACATGTTTGCGTGGGATTATGTCGATCAATCGATATTTAAAGAATACTAACTAAATTTTTTTTTGCGGCGTTATTTACTTACATTAAAAATAATGTTTTAATAGTAATAAGTTAAACAACAACAAGGATACAAAATGTCTTTACATATATATTACGTGGGAATAGTAGAAGATGCACTCCATCATGGGATCAAATACGAAATAGAACATGAAAATGATTACACTTGGGTTGAGTTCGATGACGATGGGTTTGATGAATATTTAATTAATACTTATGGTGATTCTGTCGGAAATTTACTTATATCATCTTTTGATAGTTTTGATATCGAAGCATATCTAATGACTAGACATGGAGATAACTAATGGGGGTTGGCAATCAAATTCATGTAAACGGTAAGCATTATACATCAATTCAAAATTTTCTGACTGAAACAAACATAACGAATAGGCAGTATTACAAGCATTTAGATTTTAGCCTTGGGGATGATAGGTATAATATAGCAGCTGCTAAATCACTAGGATTAAAGTTAACATCTAAACCCAAGAAAAGAAAAGTTGAAGTCAAAATTTGGGGGATGAAATTCAAAAGTTTTGATGAAGCGTGTTCGCATTTCGGTGTAGACTCAACTAGAGCAAAAGGAACAAGAACTATAAAACCTGAACGTATCATAGAGCAATTATTAGGTATGACTAAAAAACAATATTTTAAGCATGTGACAAAGATTAAATTACTTGATAATTTTCTGTACAAATTTAAAATTCTTGGTCACGAAAAATAGGCAATTTATATGAATGAAGAAAAACTAAACAATTTTAAATATTTTATTTTAGAAAGAAATAGTATTTATGTAAAACGGCAAAGAGGTTTAGCGAAACCCTGGAGCGATGATATTATATTTCAAAACTTTATATTTACGGATATATATAAATCCGTAGATGTTTTTTATCAATGGGTGCAGGACAAGATTATAAAAAGGTGGCACGATAGCCCAAATTTATGGTTCGCCGTTTGCGTTGCTAGACAAATAGGGCACCATAGAACATTAAAAGAACTTAATAGCTTGCTCATTGATTTTAACCCAGATGAGTTTTTGAAAGTATTAAGAAGTAGAAAATGTGCTGGTAAACTTGTGCATACTAATAGGTACATGCTTACGACACATGGAAAAAGCATAGATAAAATATCATACACAACTAAAATTCTGAGTAAATTGTGGTGGCAAAAAACTCTTGTGGAGATAATCTTTGACACTTCTAATAGCTTAGAATCTTCATATAATGCGTTGAAAGGATTTGAAGGTTTCGGTAGTTTTATTTCTTATGAAATAATCTATGATTTGATCGAATCTAGATACTTTAAAAATGCTGAAGACAAAGATACTTTTTGCCGTTTTGGTATTAGTACACAAAGAGCTTTAAATAGAATTTTCACTCGGAAAGAAAATGCCTTTCTCACTTTTAGACAATATTTATCCGAGATAATATCTATAAAAGATATTTTCGCATCAGATAAAAACCCGACGTTAAAAGCTTTAACTTTAGCTGATATTTCTCACTGCTTAGCTATGTATGAAAAGTATTGCAGAATCAAAGAAGGTAAGAAGACTAAATTAAAACGATTTGCCTGCATATAAGCATTTACAATTACATATAAAACAGTTAAACTATAATAGTTCGCCCATTCAAGTAGATACTCACTTGGTTTTTGTTGTCGTTTAACTGCATTTCAAAAAGGGCGAACCCGATAAGTTAAACAGACACAAAGGATATAAAATGGGTATTCACTCAAAATTTAGCCCTTCTTCTTCTTCACGATGGCTAGAATGTACAGCGTCAATAGAAAGATACAAACATATTGATGACGTGCCGTCGGACTATGCGAAAGAGGGTACAGATGCACACACAATTGCTGAATATTGCATAAAAAATAGTTTGAACCCGTATGAACTGCGCGGAAACTTAATTAATAAAAGGTTAGATGCGGTATTTAAAGGGGTTCACGTCACTCGTGAAATGTGCGGATTCTTAGAAACATACATCGATTATGTTGCGGATTATAGTTTTAGCCAAATATGGATTGAAAAGAAACTTGATTTTTCTGATTATGCCCCTCACGGCTTTGGAACCGCGGATTTTATGAGTTATGATAAGCAAACTAAAACTGTACATATCATCGACTTGAAATATGGGCAATATGTAAAAGTTTTGGCGAATAACAATACTCAGTTAAAATTGTATGCGTTAGGCGCGTACAGTGAACTAAATTATCTAGGTGTCGAACAATTTGAATTACATATCGTTCAACCAAGGATGGGCTATATCGACTCAGAAACTGTTACGGTTAAAGAGTTGTTAGGATTCGGTGACTTTGTTAAAGAGAGATCAAAAGAAGCTCTGCAAAACCCTCAATTTAGACCTGGGGGGGAAACGTGCAAATGGTGTGCACTGAAGGGAGATTGCAAAGCTTTATCTAATTATAGTAAAGACGTTTTGAAAACTCAAGATTTCAAAGAATTTATTGATACTGATACGCTTAATGATGAAGATATAGCTAATATCATTCTAAATGCGAATTTGATCAAAAAATTTGTTGAGAGTGTTGAAATTGAAGCTTACAAAAAATTGGTTAATAACCAAAAAATTTCTGGGATTAAGTTAGTGAAAGGCATAACAAGAAGAGCTTGGAAAGATGAAGCTAAGGTTTTTAGTGTTTTATCTGCTGAATTAGAAGAAGACGAGATATATGAAAAGAAATTGATAGGAATTACTAAAGCTGAAAAATTAATTGGTAAGAAAAGTTTTAATTCAAAGTATTCTGATCTTTATGAAAAATCAAAGACTAAGTTGAAAATAGTGAGTGAAAATGACAAGAGACAAAACGCAATGCTAGATGATGTAGAGAATGATTTTAATAATCTGGAGGTAGAATAAATGAAAGACATGCTTAGTATACTTTTTTGCCTTTCTTTTATCGGGTGTTTATTAATTAGTTTAAGTTTTTTACTAATACCGTATATGCTATATTGCGGTATACAAACCTTTGTTTTTAAAGTAAAAGATTACTTCTACAATTTATTTGACTTAGAATTTTAAAATATTTTCATTTTTTTATTTAATATGTATTTACTTATTTTTATAATTGTGTTTTAATAGATACAAGTTAAACGATAAACATAAAACAAGGAGGGTTACACATTCATATATAATATATTTGGTTAAAATAGAAATAACGAATAGATGGAAAACATATGAAAATAAAAGATTTACCTGGATATACACATGAAGAATATTTTGAGATTAATGATGAGCTATCGTATGACCGTACAATAGAAGTTATAGAAGAACTAAAAGAGCTTAAAGAATCAGCTTCACAAGTTGAATCTTTACAAGATGACGTCGATTGTCTTGAGCTAAGAAATAAAGAACTGAAAGAAAAATTAGATGAAGTGGGTGAGTTAATTGATGAATTAAAAGACGTATTTAAACAAATCGAAGAAACTTTAAATTAATTGAATATAAGGAAACGAAGAAATGACGAAATTAACATTAACAGGTAGATTAGTAAGCAATATTTTTACAGCTAAAGAGCAACAGACAACAGGTGTTCATAAGTTTTGGGCTCAAGTTGTTTTAGATGATAATCAACTACAAAAACTTAAAGATGCTAAGCAGCAAGCATTGAAAGAAATTTTTGGTGATAAGATACCTCAAGGCTCTGGATTAGTTGACTATGTAGAGAGAATAGGTGATGACCCGGAGTATGATTTAACTTTCGAAAAACATTTCGTTAGAGCTTCTAGCGTTAAGCCAATCAAAACCTATTTGAAAGTCAGTGGTCAGCTATCATTATTAGAAAAATCCGATGCTGCTATATACTTTTATCCTGGAGCCTATGTCGCGATTAGTCTAGATATTTATGGGAAAACTAAAGCTGAAGCACAAAACATGGGTGGTAAAGCCTTTATAACAACTGGCGTTAGAGGGCTTTTATTCTTGCGTCACGGAGAACCATTAAGCGACGGCAACGTTAGCGAAAATGAGTTTGAGTCATACGAATCACAAGCAGAAACTGAAGACTTTAGCGAATAACTCAAAGCGCATAATGCGCTTTTTTTCAACATTACTTAGGTGAATATAATATGGGAAAAAACGATTTTATTTGTGAAATGATCAAATCACTTAATATGGATCAAAAACTTTATGAGAATATTGAAAATAGGCGACAAACTATGATTAGCGTTTATAAAAAAAATGGTGGGATTGAAAAACCACGTGAACACACAATATATCTGATGACTTTTAAGGGTAAATACCTAACTTTAATTTTTGATCTACATGATATATTTACGTCCTATATAAACCTGGGATTATCAGCATCAGTTAAAACAGAAGAACTTTTAAACAATGGGATAATTGATGATCCTATGCAATTTGACAGGATATTTCCGTCGAATTCTTATGAAGATATGGATTTTAGAATTTCACATTCTGAATGTATTAAAAATAATTGCAATCTTGATGAATTTATAGATTGTAAATATTTTGGTGTGAGCGAAGCAGAAGTTACCGACTCATTATATCTACTTTTATGTACCGCTAAGCAAAAATTAGGGTTATGGCTAAATAATACTGTTGACTCTATTATGTCTGATGTATTGATGTATCATTGTATTGAAGGGCTTAAACCTGTTTCAGAAGGTAAGCTTTATGAATAATGAAATATCAATTGACTTTGAAACATTTTCAGAATGTGATTTAACAAAATCTGGGTCGTGGAAATATGCAAGGCATCCAAGCACAGAGATTTTAAGTTTATCTTACAGTATAAATAATAACGAACCTGTAACGTTTAGATGTGATGATGTTTCAACTACGCCTGAAGAGTTATTTGAATTAATTAAACAGGGAGCTTTTTTAAGGGCGTGGAATGCTAATTTTGAAAAGGCTATATGGGAAGAAGTAGCAGTGAAAAAATTAAAATGGATTGCCGTTTCTGATGATAAATGGATAGATGATATGGCAATTGCTGCTACATACGCTTACCCATTACAACTTAAGCGTTGTGGTGATGCTCTAGGGCTTCCGCAAGAGCATTTAAAATCAAACAAGGGCACACTATTAATAAATAAATTCAGTAAATTAAATCAAAGTCGCAAGAAAGCTGACAATAAGAAATTAATAAGGGTATTACCCGAAGATGACCTTAATGCATTTGAAGATTTTTTAGACTATAACCGACAAGATGTTGTTGCGCAGCAATCTATTGTTAATGCTCTTCCTAAGCAACACATGACTGAGTATGAACAAGATGCTTGGGTCCTTGATAGTAATATAAATAAGCGTGGTATTTTAATAGATATAAAAATGGCGGAAGGTGCTGTTGCTTTATTAAAAATGCATGAAGAAAAACTATTAAGTGAATTGTCTAAAATAACTGATAATAAAGTTACTAGTGTTAAACAAGTAGCTAAATTTAGAGAATGGCTATCTATCGAAGGGTGTGATTTGCCAAATCTACAAAAAGAAACCATTTCAAACTATTTATCTCAAGAAGATTTGACTTGTACTGACAAAGCGATTAAAGCATTAAAATTGCGCCAAGAATTAGGGTTAGCAAGCGTATCTAAATACAAAGCAATGATTAATTGTGCGTGTAATGATAACAGAGTTCGCGGGGCGCTACAATTTAAAGGGGCTACTAGAACTGGACGATTTGCAGGAAGATTAATTCAAATTCAAAATTTCCCTAGGGGGAAGCATTTATCTGAAGAAACGATCGAAAAAATACAAAACGCTGACTATGATGCTTTAAATTCTTCTGATGAGTCGTTAACTAAATTAATTAGTAATGGACTAAGACAAGCACTTATAGCACCCTCAGGTAAAATATTGGGGGTTGCTGACTACGCAGGTATTGAAAACAGAGTTCTTGCGTGGCTAGCTAATGATAAAAAATCATTACGGGGTTTTGAAAACGGGGAAGATCAATATAAAGTGATGGCTGCATCTTTATTTAATGTGAAATATGAAGAAGTAAACAAAGCTCAAAGAACAATCGGCAAAGTTATTATTTTGGGATGCGGGTACTCAATGGGTACTGAGAAATTCCATCATCATGCTAACGATATTTTTAAATTAAATCTTACAGAAAGAGAGGCTGAAATTTATGTAAGTAAATATAGAGAGACTTATGATAGTAATGTGAAATTATGGCGTGAACTTGATAATGCTGCTAAAAACGCTCTAAAAACCCCTGGCATGGCATTTTCAGTAGGCACACCACCAAATGGGAAAGTAATTTTTAAGAAAATAAATAGCAATTTATATTGTCATTTACCAAGCAAGCGTAACTTATGTTATCCGCAGGCGAAAATAGATGATAGTGGTAAATGGGAACAAATTGTTTTTAAATCCGAAGTACTAAAGAAATGGGTAATAGATAGGACATACGGTGGTAAATTATGTGAGAACATTTGCCAAGCGGTCAGCAGAGATTTGTTAGTTGATGCACTGAAGAATCTAGAATCAAAGAATTATAAAACAGTTGCGCATATCCACGATGAAATAATATGTGAATTCGATGAGTCGCATAGTCTTGAAGAAATGATTGATATTATGACTCAAAAACCAGCATGGGCTAAAACTTTGCCATTAAAAGCTGAAGGTTTCACAAGTAAACGTTATAAAAAATAGTAGGAGAAAGATAATGAGTATCTTTGATACTGAGATAAAAAACCCGATTGAATACGACATCATAAAAATGAGATTAAATGTTGTCCCCATTTTAAAACTCGTAAAAGGTCTTGATAAAGATGAAGTTTTAAAGTTTTTAATAGTAGAAATGAAAGAGAAAAAGAGAATGGATCATTGTCAAAGGCTATATCGAAAGTACAGATATCTTTTAAATCGCGAAGTAGATAGAGAGTTTATGGCAGCTTGTAACAAAAATAAAGTGAAAATCCCTGGTTACATATTGACATCTAACGGAATAAAGGAGTCGTAATGTTAAAGTTTAGAGTTAAAGACAGTCCTCTTGAACGCGAGATAGAATCCTACGGCGTTAAAGAATTTAAAAAAATTGGCGTCAGGCTCGACAAATTCACGTCTCCTGGAAAACGATCTGTCCCTGATCGAATTGCATTGTGCGATGATTCTTTTACATTTTTTATCGAGTTTAAGAGGGAAGGTCAGAAAGCCACAGCTAATCAATTAAGAGAGCATGAGCGTCTTAGAAGTCTAGGTTATGTGGTGTTAGTGATAGATTCTAAAGATAACGTAGATAAAGCCGTTGGGCTATACAAAGAGGGCAAGTTAATTGAATACCCCAAAACTATTTAATCCTCATTTATATCAAGAAAGAGCCATAGATCTAGCTAAAAAAATAAAAAAACTTGCCTTATGGTTGCCGATGGGTGCTGGAAAAAGTGCGATAGGGTTATCTTTGATTAAATATTTAAGGGATTCTAACGAAAAGCCGACTCTAATTGTGGCTCCCAAAACTGTTGTTTTTGGAACTTGGATGCAAGAAAGTTTAAAATGGGAACAATTTAAACATTTGAAAATAGAAATTTTACACGGTAAAAATAAGGATAGCATATATTTAGCAAATAATGCAGATATATATCTTTTAAATTACGAGGGTCTTGCATGGCTAGAATCTACAATTATAAAACATAAAAGAATAAACTTTAATACTGTCATTTTCGATGAGTCGAGCAAATTGAAATCTTGGTCTACTAAACGATTTAAGATATGTCGTAAATTATGCAACTCAGTTGATAGAGTTGTCTTGCTTTCTGCTACTCCATCGCCAAATCACTATCTTGATCTATGGTCTCAGTATTTTTTGCTGGATAAAGGGGGAAGGCTTGGCAAAACAGTTTCAATGTTTAGATCATCATATTTTCACGAAGAGGGATATGAGTTTAAAAAATACATATTACGCCCCGGGGGTGAGAAGTTAATTACTGAGAAAGTAAGTGACATTACATTCAGAATAGATGAGAAAGAATTGCCGTACATCCCCGAAATGCGGGTAAATACGATTAACGTTGTGTTAGATAGAAAAACTCAAGACGCATACAATAAATTCGAAAAGACGATGTTTTATGAGTTAGAAAGTCTGGAAGAGGAAGGCATAGAAGCTTTTAACGCCGCGAGTTTAACACAAAAGTGTCGCCAATTTGCACAAGGATTTCTGTATCATGAAATTGAAGACGGTAAAACTCGAAAAGTCGAAAATGTGCATACACATAAAATAGACGCTCTAAAAGATATAGTCGAGGGTATGAATGGAACCCCTCTTCTTATTGCATATAACTTTAAGCATGAACTTAATATGATCTTAGAGGCTCTGGGAGATGTACCAGTGATCGGCTCAGGTTCTAAAGCAAATGACATAAAAAAATACGAAAAGTTATGGAATGACAAAAAACTTGAAGTACTATTATGTAACCCCGCCAGTGTCAGCCATGGTCTTAATTTGCAAAAAGGTGGGCACCACATTTTATGGTTTAGCTTAACCTGGAGTTGGGAGCAATACACACAATTAATTGGTAGGCTACATAGACAAGGGCAGGTTAATAATGTCAGGAACCATGTTTTAATAGCTAAAGATACGATAGACGAAGCCATATTCATGAAACTAAAAGCTAAAGAACAAAATCAACGCTCTTTTTTAGACGCTCTTTTCAATTATCAGCAAAAAAAATTAAAAAATATTACAGTATAGTATTTACTTATTTTCATACTCATGTTTTAATTACTCTTAGTTAAACGAGGAAACAACAAGGAGTAACTACAATGATAGATTCTTATGAATTAGATTACGCTAACGATGTTGAGTTAGGTGAATTGGCATATGACTTAGCTAGAGGCACTGATATATCAACCCCAGTACCTTATTATGTCGATCAAGAAAATAATGAAGCTTATTTCTTAGATGATGATGAAGTGTACATACAAATTAAAAAGTTAACTAAAGGGAGATTTTCTAACTTACTTTTTAAAGAGTATAAAAATGACTACAACGAAGTTATCAAAAATACTTTAATATTTAATCATTTTCAGGAAGAAATTTTATGACCGAAATATTAATGGTATTAACCGGGTATGCTTCTCTAAGTGCTTTTTTAATCGCGTACATTATCAAATCACAAAAAAAGTTAAACGACACAAGAAACAAAATAAGGTAGAGTCATGAACAAATTAAATTTTCAAGAGTATAATTGGGAAAGTTTCGAAGATATTAACACTGAAAAAAGTAGTGATAACCACTTAATGCAACACGGAGACATCGTTATTAGAGCTAAACATATAATAGATGAAGATAGAAAAGAAAGAGTTGAGCATAATTTAAAATTATATGCCCAAGAAAGATTTTTACCGTGTTTGAATAGTAACTCAAGCAACAAAGATAGTGATTTAATTTCTTTCGCTACACTATTAAAAAGACTATGCATATAAAAAGGAATAGAAAATGGAAAAACTAATAAAAGCTAATGATCACAATCATTTAAAAGAGTTAATAAAGGTGGAAATAGAAAAACATGGATATGAAGCAGATTTGAATCATATTGATACGAGTAGTGTAACCGATATGTCGTTTATGTTTTATAGATCAAACTTTAACGGAGACATAAGCGAATGGGGTACAAGTAGTGTAACCGATATGTCGTTTATGTTTTATAGATCAAACTTTAACGGAGACATAAGCAAATGGGATACGAGTAGTGTAACGCATATGTCATGTATGTTTCATGGATCAAACTTTAACGGAGACATAAGTAAATGGGATACGAGTAGTGTAACGAATATGTCATGTATGTTTCATGGATCAAACTTTAACGGAGACATAAGTAAATGGGATTTGTCAAAACTAAAATTAGGCAAAGAACAAATACTTATTATTCAAGAGCTGAATAGAAATAACGTTTCAGGCGAAACAAAAACTTTATGTGCCCCAAGCACAACCTATTTAACTAATACTCAAGTAGAAGGGGACCACTATAAAAATCTAAGCATACAGCCCATTGAGTATATCCAAAAAAATAATCTAGGTTATGAAGAAGGGAACATTATTAAATATATAAGTCGCTATAAAAACAAAGGTGGGGTTAAAGATTTAGAAAAAGCAAAACAATATTTAGATTTTTTAATAGAAAAGTTATCAAAAATCTAAAGGAATTTCTATACTAAAAATAAACATTGGTGATAATTATGAACAGTATAACTTGTACTCTTAAAAACTTTTATAATGATCCGTATTTTTATGTTTTCTACGACACGTTGCTTAATACCCCTGTTTCTGAATTAAGCAAGGAAAATTTCCACATATCATTAAACTATAATAAATTTAATATCGTGCGTCATTCGCTAGACATTTTTATATGTACTAAAGATTTAACATTTCATGAAATTCCTGATAATAATTCTGCTTGTTGGGTTTCTTATGAAAACCTAATTAAATTCGTTTCTCATGAAATGGGGATTCTTAAGTAATTATACGGTCATCATTTCACTTTATGCGCCCAAAACGAGTAGTTTTGATCTCATCCCCATCTTTCGCTAGTACTACGTGAGTCTTTAGCCATTACTTCCCCTTACTTTTATAACCGTTAGCAAACATCGCACCAAGTTGCTTACGTGCCTTGGATTTTGCGTTTTTTCCAGTGTAGCATTTTGCGGAAGGTCCTGCTTTAGTTCCTTTTTTACCTTTGGACGTACATTTTTGAATTGGCATTATTCTTCTTCCTTTTTCTTGATATCACGTTGTAAATCTTTAATAGATTTCACATAGCTTTTGCCCCGCGGGCAATTACCTTCAAAAAACCTTAACAGATTATCATCAATCCTATCTAGTTTGTTTTCAAGTTTATCAAAACTTTTGTAAACTCTATCCATTTCACGCTTATCAATACAAGATTCTAGTTTATCTTTAGTTTTTTTGATTATGTAAAATAACACCCCAATAATACCAGTTATCATAGCAATCATTAATGTTTCTAGAATTACCATAACCATATTTAACCCTTGTATTTTTGCTAGTTATACTCTACTATTATAGCATATGCAGTTATTTTCAGGATATTTTATGATATTATTATGCGTGATGGCGCTTTTTTCTTTTGCTGGTTTTCATTTAGCTAAAGAAAAAAATAGGGATAAATGGGGTTGGGCTATTTCATGTTTTTTAATACCCATTCTATTTTTTATGTTAGTTTGTCTCAGGGATTTAGAGAGTAATAATAAACCACAAAAAGATTAATATGCGGCTGCTTATTATTTTAATATTTTGCTCAGTGACAGCAGGTTGCTCGTACCTTACCGCTTTAAGTAGTATGTTAGGCAACTCAACAAGCGGTGATGATAAGTCAATTAATGTGGATACCGATTTACAAGCAGGGGATAGAGATTATAAAGGGATTGGGGGCACATCAAAAGTTGATAAAAACTCCGGGAACGTAGCAGGTAATAATCAAAATAATTATAAAGCATCAAAATTAACTGTCAATGAAAGTGATTTTTGGTCAACTTTATTATCCTTTATTGTAGGTTTCTTGTTGTGTGGGCTAGCTACTTTCTTCGCTGGATGGTATTTACCTCAACCAAAACATTTACAGAAATTAAAAAAGATAATAAAAAAACCAAAGTCTAATTGCTAGCTATCTTATCTAATACATCATTGTATTTATCTATATACTTACGAATATATTCAATCTTTAAATTACATTGCTGTAATGCTTTATCATTTAGATAATTTTCTCTAACGAGCTGATCAACACCATTCATTGCATAGCTTTTTTTATCTGCTTTAAGATTCGAAGATTTAATATATTTTAAAATAATCGATGGGTCATTTACAGCAATAGATTGTTGACTTGTATGCTTAGTTAAATCGTATGGAATATCAATTTTAGAGTAGAGCCAGAGAGTTTTAGAAGTCGTGCAGCCTGTAACAGTAACACTAACTATAGTACTAAAAATGACTATCGATATCTTTTTGAATTTGTTCTTTGCGCTGTTCATAGCTGTCACGCCAATATTTTTTGTATCGCATCATATCATCATTTAAAACTTTAAGACTTTTTTGCTGCTCGTATGCGCAACTCAATTCAGCGTTAGTTTTTCCGCTGTTATAAGCAAATAAATAGAGAATGAAAGTGGCTGCTCCATAAAAAACAAAATAAATTACTTTCTTCACTACGCTAGTTCTAAACACATCAATAAAATCAAAAAATCCCACGACAGTATCATGCAAACGTTAATAACTTTATATAGTATATCTCATTTACGGTATATATGTGGGCGTTAAACAAAGTTTTATATTATACTAGGTAGGTAATTTATTTACAATTGAAACTATAGTTTTTTATGATCTCTGTCATCTAACAAAGTGTTGAATAAGAAAAATCCACCAGCGAAAGTGAATAGGTCGGTTAATAATCCTAGATACTGAATACTTGGGCTACTATATGACCACCCACTTGTTATATCAATGAACCCGAAATATAGTCCGTTTATGAAGCAGTAAAAAGTAAAAGAAGCCACAATTAGAAATCGGAATCTAAAAAGCTCACGTACTTTGTAGCTTAAAATTGTTAATAGTGCCCCTGCGACTAAAGGGATGTTAGTTAAAATAGAGTTATACACTTCAAAAGTACTATATGTATCCCATCTTCTGATCATATCACAATTCCACAACACTATATAGCATAGAACTAATAGTGCAAAACCAATATAAACATTCATTCTTCTAGAAACGTATTCACTCATAACTGCAACATACCCTAATATTATTTTTAACATGAAAAGATATTCTAAACTTATTTTACTGTAATTCTTAACTTTCTGCATTAACTAATCCTTTTATACATCAATAATTTTATATTTCGTATACTCAAACCGTGTAGATGAGATGCCCCATTTCCCTCATTACTTAAAGTTATATTGAGGGGTTCAGTTGTTAACTGCTCTGAAGGATACATATCTG